CTTTATATGTTGTGTGCCATACAATACCAATATTTGCACTATTAATACTTTTACCAATATCAGATGTAGGGTCAACTGCATATACAATTGTATTTGGTTGAAATGTTATAAATGATTTACCATCAATCTTTTCTGTACCTTTATCTTCAGAGGTAAACATCAAGTCACCTTGAAGAACATCTTTGATACCAAGTTTAGAAAACTCTGTAAATGAGGTTGTAAATTTTGATTTTAAAGTACCACTTAATTCAGATGCATCTGTGATTTCTTTGACACTTTTATATAACAATGGTTTTTCATTGAATACTGATTTCTTTGCAACAAAGAACTTACCATCACTTGGGTCTTCTCCAGCAAATATTGCAGGCGCACCATCCCACTTGACTGTCATGTTGACTGAAGACCTTGATTCTCCAGCGAGCATATCTCGTAGAGAACGAACAAAGTTAATTGCAGCTCTACCACCAGGCACACCAAAGTTTAATATCTCATCTTCGATATGTTCTAAGTGTAGGTTCTTACCTTCTTTACCTTCTAGTAAATTAATCATTTTACTTTAAACCCACTTGTTGTGATATACAGACTTTTACCAGACCAACCACCAGCAGCCCTCGTTCTTAAAACAATTGGTGCAGATATAATTTTACCTAAAGGTCTATATCCAAATGCAAGATTAAAAGTTTGACCTTTCTTGTCATAACTAGTTCTAATCTGTGTTAATTCTGTAGATTTTTTTGTAAAAAATATTTGTCTTTGTTCTTCATCAGAAGATACATCTTTAATAGTAGAACCTTTTTCACTACCAATTAAAAGTTTATAAGGACAAGGTGTTGCATCTGGGTCATCATATGTATAATATCCAACTGTATTTAAAAGATACACCATATTTCTAGAATCTGAAATATATGTAGAAAATGTAGATATTAAATTATTTCTAAATTTATAGTAAAAGTCATCTGCATAAAATTTTAATTTGTCTTTTTGAAATGCACGAGCAAGTCCAGCAAATGCTCTCTTTGAAGAACTCTCACTAAATCCCTCACCAGCAATATTAAATGACTTTATTGCTTTATGTGCAGTTGGAGTTTTTACATCAATTGTTGCAGCTGCATCATTCCATGCATCATCAATCATTTTCTGTATATTAGATAATTGTCTTTTGTCTGAAAGTTTAGAATAGAACGCAGTTATATTCGTATTGATTTTTGGAGTTGCATCTTTACCAGATGCGATTTTATTAGAGTACCCAATATAGTTACCATCAGACAATTTAATAATAACATCAGATGGATTCTTTCCACCAACTCCATCTGGTTTACCTCTTGGCACCCAGAAAACTTTATCAATACTATTTGGTAAATCTTTCTTAACTGCAAGTGAATTTTGATATCCTATTTCAATATCTCTATCAGCACTTTCATCTTTATCTATTAATGTAACTAAATCTTCATATGTGACGGCTTGACCTTCACCATTTAGAACACCAGTGTTGCCTGTCTTTGCACCAATATCTGATTGAAAAGTTTTTGCGTCTGTATAATCTTTATGAAGTAGAAAATAAACAGTTAAGAACTCATTTACATTTGATGACGCAGTAGAATCTTTTCTAGTCTTTTGACCAAGGTGTGCTTTTACTTTTGACTTTGTAGTGATAACATAATAGTTAGTATCTTCATCATTCAAGTTAACTTGAAAGTGATACTTACCACCATAGTTTTTGATTAATTCACCAGAACCATTGTCTACATTTTTATATTTTATCTCACCATCACCTACTGATGGCCTAATATCATCTTCTGGTATATCGAGAACGTAGAATGGATTAAATGTTCCTCTACTTTGATAATCTGGAGAAACAGTTAATTCTCTCAGATATTTTTTAAAACCTTCCATTGACCAAATACTCCATCTATAATAGTATTATTTATGTGTTAGGAAATTTGGAAATCCGTGGTCACCAAATGGTTTGTGTTCTGTCATCCATTTTGCAGAATCTTTTGCATCATCCTCAAAATCATATTCTCTGATTATCTTTCTAGAAGGAAGCTCGATTACTTCCCACTTTTTAGTTTCAACATTTATGTCGTGGTAATACTTTACCTTAAACTTTGATGTCCGAAAATTTCTCATATTTGCTAGTCTTTCCAGCAAATGGAGTGTTGTCAAATACAGGCTCTTCATTGTTTTGTCCAGAATCTACTAAGTCCTTTTGTGCTTCTTGTTCAACATCATACAGTCTCATTTTCGCTCTGTCAATACCTAATATAAATCTTTTATTCATAGTAGGGTCATTGTATCTGTTTTTCAATTGTTTTACACAGATTTGATTGAGGTCTTCAAGTTCTTCCGTACTAATAAGTGCAAACATGAGGTCAGCCGTAGCTGGTAGACCAAAACTTTCTGAAGTGTCTTCCAACCCAATGTCGCTTGAGACAAACCCCCCTCTAGTAGTTTGTGTCGCTGACATAATCGGTACATTTGATTCAACTGCGAGTCCTCTAAGTTCCTCTGCAATTGCCTTAATATAGAAATATGAACCGACATTTGCGTTTCCTCTAAATCGTGATGATGCACATATATTAAGATAGTCAATAAAAATGATATCTGGTTTAAAACTTCTCTTTAGTGCAAGTTCTTTAATTAAACTTCTAAAGTTTCCAACATGAGCCGATGCAGTTGGATATTCTTTGACAATCAACTTTCCATTTGTCTTTTTGTTTATCTTTGTTAGATAACTTTCAAACATCTTCTTAGGAAGTGTATGCAAATCATCTATCGTTACATTCATTAAGTTCGCATCTATTCTTTCTGCAATACGTTCTTCTGCCATCTCTAATGTGATATACAGAACATTCTTACCTTGCATAAGTGTAGATGCAGCCATATGACACATGAACAAAGACTTACCAACTCCAGTTCCAGCAAGTGCAATATTTAGTGTCTTTTGTGGTAAACCACCTTTCGTAATCTTGTTGAAGTAGTCTAAATCAAATGGTATCTTAACCTCTTTCTTATGATAGAAATCATATCTATCTAAACCATCTTCAACGTAGTCGTGTCCTACTGATAGGTCAAATGCAACACTTAGTGCATCTGATAGAATAGAAGGTATTGCTTCTGGAGTTCTATCCTTATCTTTCCCATCAATAATTTTAATCCCATCAAGTACTGCGTTGTAGATAGCTTTATCCTTACAGAACTTTTCGGTTTCGTCATGTAACCAATTAAGGTCAACGTCTGTTTTGTCTAGTGAACTAATAATGTCCACAATCTTCTTGTACTCTTCATCATTGATATCTTTACGATTATCGACACCAATAGTAAGAGTTTCTTTTGTAGGTAAAGAATTATACTTATCTAGAAACTTTTCAATCTCTTCAAATACTACTCTTTCATTTCTATTTGCAAAATATTCTGCTTTTATAAATGGTAATACTTTTCTAGTATAATCCTCATTGTATATTAAGTGTGTGAGAGTTGTTCTCTCAATTGTCTGTGTTGACATATTGTAGCGTTCCATCCTTCAATTGTTTATCCATTATATCATAAAGTACGTCACCAATCAAGTTAAAAAAGTCATCATTAAAATGTTCTTTTCCTAACCCATTAGAGTCCAAGATTGACCACTCAAATTCTAATCGCAGTCTATCATTTTCTTTGTCTTCAATAGGTGTAACTTTTCCATACTTGTAAACTACACCTTGATAGAAACCAGCTTCTTTAGTTAGTCCTACACCTTGCCATTTAGCATCTTTATTCTGGACTAACTTGTACTTCTTCTCTATTTCCATATTTAAACTCTTTCTCTGCACATTCATCTAATTGTTTCATAATATCCTCAGTAAAGAATTTCTCTGGATTATTATTGATTGTCTTACCAAAAGTTTTAGAACCATCTGGTAATTCAATACGAGTTGATACATTTTTAAATATACCATATTTTAGTGCTAAGTCAAGTAATCCATAGTATTTATCCAAACCTTTATCATAAGTCAATCGAACATCTACCATTTTATTTTCAACAGTAATTCTTGATTTATGATTCTTACAGTGAACAATATTACCAATTACTTCAGTTCCATCTTTCTCTTTTTTCTTTGAAAGATATACAATAGAAGAAGCTGCATATTTAAGACCAGAACCACCACCCATTTCTTTTGTTGGGAACATAGAACCTACAACATCATAAGTGTGATTAGTCACAACCATAGGAACTTTTGCACGACCAAGTTTCAAAGTCAATACACGAAATGCAGCTTTGAGAACTTGTGCTCTAGTCATATCCCTAGTCTCTTTTCCATCAGCAGTATCTTCTACTTCTTTTGTAGTAGATAACATACCAAGAGAATCTAAACATAACATAATAGGTTTTCTATCTGCTTCGTTTTGTTCTAGGTACTTATCCAACACTTTAAGTGATTGTGTTCTAAACTCTTGAACAGTGGTCACTGGAAACATCACCATTCTTTGAGGGTCAATACCTCTATCAATTACCATCTGTTTTGTAATTGCACTTTCTGATTCAAAGTAAATTACACCAGCATCTGGATTTGCATCTAGAAAGTTTTTCACCATACCCATTACAAAAAAAGTTTTACCAGTTGCACTTTCACCAGCAACTGCTGTGATTTTATTTGAAGGTAAACCACCGTAAATAGAACCACTCAATAACGCATTAAAAATAAAAGAACCAGTGTCAATAAAATTATCAACATCTCCTGCTTCTACACCATCTGCAACTAAACCAGCATATTCATTACCAGCCTGTTTTGCAATGTCTTTTAAAAAGTCCATTAAATATCATCCTCATCTCTGTTATCAGAACGAAACTCATCAAATCCGCCAGGATATCTAGCTTCTAGTTTCGCAGTATTAATATCTATCAGTTCTTCAATGTTAGTTCCTAATGCAATACAACCTTGTGCAACATACCACATAACATCTCCAAGTTCTGATTTCAGATGAGTGACAACATCCTCATCCATTTCTTTTCCTTGAAAGAAACATTTTTTTACAATATCATTGAATTCACCAACTTCTCCAGATAGACCAATAGATGCAGTAAGTAACCTTGTTGGTTCTACACCTTGTTCATCTATAATATCTACTGCATCACCAAAATCATCAATGTTCTTGGTTGCATCACTGGATACTTCGTCAACAAATTCTTGATAATCTTTTAATAAATCATCATCCATTTGCATCTCCTATTTTGTATAATATACATTATTTAGTTTAAAAAGTCAAGTTTATTCGCCAGAAGAACCATCATCTTCCATTGTCGGACAATTAGTAATATATAGAATTTTGTACCCAAGTAAACCTTTGATAACTCTATTAATCAAAGTTTTATTAGTTTTATGATTCTTCTTTTTTTCCCATTCTGCAGCTCTATCCTCTCCCCATATGGGCATTGGATGGTATATAATCCAAACCACTGTATCTGCTTTTGGATTCTTATCTCTCTCATGGAAAATATGCGCTAATTGGTCACCTATTTTAAATTGACCACTACCCACTGCACTAACAATTGTATTTTTATTTTTGTATTTTTCAACTAAAGGTTCAACATATTTCTTTTTGTTTTTCTCAAGTTTATAATCAATATACTTCTTACCATCAATTGTTACAGATGACATGAATTGTCTTTGAGCTTCATTCATCATCTTGTCAAGTTCTGGTCTTGAAAACCAGAAAGGTTCTTGCATATAAAGACTATAATTGATTTCTGAATCTATGGGTGTCTTGTCTTGAATTTTTCTTGTAAGTAAGTTTTTTATTACCTCTGTTTCTTGAGTTGGTATCCTTTGATGTTTTTCTCTTGGATTTAACATCTGACAAAAAGTAGGAATTTTTACTTTTCTAATTCTACTCCATACAGACTTAGGAATATACATAGTTTTTACTAATGCATCTGGATGGTTTGATTTTGATACGCCTGGAATTGTATGGTTTCCATTTCCAATACTATCTTTTCCTTTACCTCTATAATCACATAAAATGTGTACCATTAGGTGAGATGTATTACCTTGTTCTCTATTAGTTTCATCAGCAATACGATTAATATGAGACTCATAATCTTTGTCTCTAGTTTGAATTCTTGCTTTTGGATTATCATGTAGTTTTTGCAATTCACTTGCTGGAACTTCTTTGATATATTTGTTTAGTTCTCCAGCCATAATAGCTTCCCAAAGATACTTAGCTGGTTTATCAGATTTTGAATAATAACCACCACCCTTAGAATGATTCTCTGAAAAGAAATCATCAATGTGTTCTAAATTATCAAACTTGTTTTTAAATTCTGATAGGGTATCACTTTCCTTTGTAGCCATATCTACAATATTACCACCCTCAATATACTGAAATACAACCTTAGTGGCTGTCTTTAGTTTTAATTTAAATTTATCACATTCAGAAGAGTGATAATAGTCTGATTTATAATATGGTTTACTTCTAAATCCAAAATATCTTGCAACTGGTTCAGTACTTATTAAAGGACTATCATATATTGCCCACATATAAAGATATGAGTTATGTTTTTTAGATACACCATCTGTATAATATTCTACTCTACTTTCTGTCACTTTTCCCATTTCCAAACATTCCCTTTCATAGTTCCTTTTGACCAATTAATATATCCAACCTTTTTCATTCCAATCTTTTTATAAAACCTATTCGCTGGTTTGTTGTCAGAACGAACTGTTAAATATACATTTGTATCAACATGGTCGAAAAATCTTTTAATTACTTTTTCTGCTTTACCTTTTCTCTTATCACCAGAGATTATCTGGTGTATTAAATGTGAACCAGCTTCAACTCTTACATCTGTATTCTTACCTATAAGTCTTTTTTGTAAATATGGTTGAAATGTTATCACAACATTATCTTCTATAATACACTGTTTCCATTTTATTCTATTTTCTATGTGTGTATTTCTTACATGAGGAAACCACTCTTTATTTTGTTCAAATATAGACCAAACCCTTTTAAAATCTTTATCTTCAGCATAATAAGGAGCTGATGGACTAAATCTAAATAATGACATTAATGAAAATTTCATGAGAAAAATCCTTCCAATGTATTTCTTTTAATATGTCTGAATATATCTTTATTTTTATCTTTACTAAAATACCAAATATTTTCTATATAAGTTCTTTCCATAAACTCATCCATAGCTTCTTTGTCAAAGTTACCATCTTCATCTTTGAATACAGATGCACCTTGTGGACGTTGCATAATTCTCATACCAACTTGACCCAT